ATTGGTGTCCCACCGTACTGTTGCCCAATCATGGTTCTTGCTGCCTGCATCTGGTTTGAAGCCATATCCGGCCCCATTCCATAGAGACCACGTAACGCCAGTTGACGTCTTTGTAACTCAGTGATAGCTGGAAGATCTTCTCCGACCGTTTCTGCTGTTTCTGGGATGCCAATATCTGCATAAAACTCGGTTGGAGACATCATCGCGTATCTCCCTGCCTGACGAGCCCGTCCCAATGCAGCAGCCTGGTCCATCCGGGTGGTCGGACTTGTGAATCCACCGCCCTGCAAATAATCCAAGAAGGATGTTCCGCTCGTTCCTCCAAGATTGCTTGCTGGTCCGGCCAGTCCTAGATTGTAGTACGTCTGGGCAGGATCCATCATTCCTCGTGCTGCTCTGCCCAGTCCCGGAGCCAATCCCGCCGTGTACTGTTGAAACTGAGACGCTGGTGTATAGGGAGAGTACGCCCCACCCAAGTGTCTAATTCTTTCCGTTGCCGTCAGCGCATCAATTTCTGCTGGTGTCAACTCTTCTGCCATGATAAATCCTCGTTTCTGTCTACCTAGTAGTCTGCTGAATACTCGTTGTTAAAATCCTTAAAACTAACCGCCGCTGTTTGCTTCGCAGCAAGAGGCTTGTCGTCCTTGACCGGGCGTGGATTGATCGGAACCGGGTTAACATTCCGACCAACGGGTGCAAAGTTCAGCCTATGGAACACCTCTCCATAGGTTGCTCCACCCTCCATCATTGTATCAGCCAACTGATCCAAAACACGGGTGATAGATTGAGCCTCATAGGGATCCATTCCGATCGTATTGGGAATCCTGTATCCGCTTCTCCAATCGCTGGTGCTCCCACTGAAAGCCGGATGGAATACTGCCACGTTGGTTAGTTTTCTACCATACTCTCCCTTCGCGGCTTCAATGTGACCTTTCAAAGCCGTGCTCCATTCAGTTTGCTGTTGTGTTGTCGGCTCAACCGTAGAAGGAGAAGCAACCCACTGGGCATACTCAGGATCAGATTTTTTCAGACTTTCCCGAGCAGCCATTTCAAAGAAACCCTCGATATTTGCTCCCACGTTTTCTCCAGCCCACTCCAGGAACGGCTGTCCATACACGCTGGACATATCTTTTTCAAATGCCAGGAGATCAGATGCGGCCTGACGAGCTCGTGCTGCAAGCCCTCCCTCAGCCTGGTAAGAACGGAGAACACCGACCGGGTCTGTCAACCATTCCTTTGACCACTTAACAAACTCTTTCCCAAACTCAGGGGTCGGTTGTCCAAGTACACCATATCCAACTGAGGAGCTGGTAGGACCTCCTTCTCCCATATACCAGATCGTTCTCGCAGTGTCCCACATTCCGTCCCTGTTAGCCAAAGAGCTGAAAGTTCCTGCTCCCGGCATCTTGTTGACCTCGTTGAGGAACAGATTCTTGTTCGTCTTTTGACGGAACATCTCTTCTGATCGANCATCTGCTGCGCCCGTATATGTGCTTGTGTCTATCGGAACTGTTTCCCCTACATTTACGGTTGGATCGACTGCAACGACTGAATCCGTTCCAGGTAGGGTAGGGGGCTTTAAGGGTGCCCAATCCCTTAAAGCCGGGTTTTGCTCCCCCCACGCGTCGAGATCATTAATGAGCTTGTCGATATCGACGGAGCTGAGCGTGAGCAAAACATCGTTATATTCCAATGCAGACGACGCGCTGGTCGTGTCTGTCGCTTCAATATATCCTGGTGGGTCATTTGGATCAGCGCTGGGACGCAGCCACGGTCGAGTTTGAAAATATCCTACGCTTCCGTCCCATACCATATTCGTCTGTTTACCTGGATTATTGGAATCGTCCAGGGATCTCAGTCGCTCCAAAGACGCACGCACAGCCTGGAAAACAATTCCCTGTCCATCAATTTGTGGGCCAATGTTACTCAGAATATCTTTATTAAATGTTTTTAACCATCCCGCGATGAGCTTGTCGTGCTCCCAGTCTGAAGCAGTGTAAGTGTTATAGGGATTCCACCCTTCTCCCTGTGCTTCCATCGCCTCATACTCCCGAAGAAGACTCTCAACGCCTACACCAGCAGCAGGTATGGGGTAACCCTCCTGAAATTGTTTCAGTGTACCGGGAATGGATATTCCGTCGGGATACGTCGGAATTCTAGGAGTCGTCAGGCCAGTCAACGGATCCGTGACGGACCCCTTGATGGATCCTTCATATGTCAAGCTGGGGTCATATCCCCCACTCTCTATGTGCTGGAGTAAATCATCTGGGGATTCCGGCATCCCCTCAAGTTCCATGAGAAGTTCGTCACCAAGGGGTCCGATCGGCGACGGAATGTTGAGAATGTTTTCCAGCCTGGTTTGAACATCACCGGACCGGAGAAGATTCACCGCTTCCTCATCCGACATTGCCTCGAATGCGTCATCGATCCGTTGAAACTCGTCCGTTGTCACAGATCCCGGTCCGGTCAGATCTTCCCCTGTTACACCCAGCTTCTGCTCTGTATACTTCACAACTGCGTCTTCGGGAGACGATTTGTTGATCAGCATATCGTAGATCACTTCCGTTGGGGCACCGGCAACCTTATGCAAGTCCTTAAATATACCCGGAACATCATCAGTGTCTATGTCGTACTTTCCGTTTGCCATTTAGAGGAGGCCTCCCTGCGCCCCGGGTCGTGGCGTTCCGGGTGGAACGACGGGTCCCATCGGTGGCGTTGGAGCAGGTGGTGGCGCCCCCATCATGGCTCCGGGAAGAACAGACGGGTCAATCCCAGGAGGTCCCATTGGAGGTCCCATTGGACCCATAGGAGGTGGTGGACCCATTGGAGGGAGTGGTCCACCTGGACCCATTGGGTCCATCGGAACTCCGGGAGGTCCCTGCGGAACCGGTGGTGGGGGTGGTGCCATGCGCTGTAAAGCCTGCTGTTGTTTTTCAAAGAGAATCATCATCAGTTCACCAGAATACATTGCTGCCAGATCGTCGCGTCCCTGGCTTTCCGATGCCTTGAGTAAACTCCAAATTGCTGCTTCCGGCAGTGCCTTCTCGGCAATTTGTTCCTTGATCGCGTCGTCCATCTGGTCTGCATCCTGCAAAGCAAGGATACGATCCCGGATCGCCCGGTCTGAAAGGAGAGGTGTCTCTCCTTCGCGGGCAATCTGGGCCATTGCATACTTACTCATATCATCCTGCGGGAGCTGACCAATGAGGCGCACTTCCGGGGATGTTGTTCCCTTGATCACATCGGGAGTGATCTCTTCACTAAAATAAACGCGGTTCCTGTCCATACCCGCTACTTCCAGTGCCTTGAACGCACCCGTTGCATACTGGTCAGCCAGAGAGTCAAAGATCATCCTGTAGGATTTTTCGATTCCCTGAAGGTATTTCCCCACAACTGTATCGACTCCCTGTCGAAGCGTGTTGATGGCAAATCCCGATAACTGGAACGGCACTTCACCGTAAACGCTGTGCGGAATACTGCCGCGCTGGAGTTCTCCGGCCACGAGTCCCATGAAGGCTCCGGTTTCCTTGGACACTTCCAGTAAACCGAGGGGCTCCACATTCTCGCCCTGTGCAAGAGAAACTTCGCTGCCTTCGAGGTAGGGATCTTCTTCGAGTGTCTTTGTCCCGTCCCGGCTGGTGACCTTGATCCCCTGCCGTCGGCTGCGGGCGGTGAGTTCCAGCATGGTGCTCATCGTCTGGTTGTGCTTCGGATAGAGGTCCCGGGTTGCCTTGAAAACAGATTCTCCCACATCGGCAATGGTATCCTGCATGTTTCCCTGCTCGATCGGCATGACCATCGGGTTTGATCCCATCGGCATCACGAACACCGGAACGCGGGTTGCCCCGTGCTTCATCTGCTTCTTGACCACACGGTAATTTGGATTATCCGTCGAGCCGTTATGGACAATGATCGTATTCATGTCCTTGTCATAAAAATCATACACAAGGGATCCATCGGCTGTTGCCGGGGTATCCCAGTCGATCTTCACGTTATACTGTGCAAAAATCTGATCCTTCGTCTTGATCGTCTTGTAGCAGGCCCAGTCCAGACCATCGGGTCCTGTTCCCCAGTAGGTATGTAATGGATCCCACGGTGTAATATCCACGTAGGTACTTTCGTCGTCGCGCTTGGCAAGAAGTGCCCGTCCGGCGACCCATCCCCGAATCACGGAATACCAGCCGAGCTGGTTTCGTAGGGGTGCCTGTACCATGTTGCAAAGTCGATCGTCCGCGCTGTTCATCAGTCCGATCAGGAATTTTTCCTTGAGGTCGTTCTTTTCGCGGAGATCTGAATCGGCACCATCATGCGGAATGCGGATCGTCATCTCTGCGGTTGCGATCCAGCCCATCACCTTATCGGCGTAGGTCTGTGGTTCGTTCGATGTATAAGACTGGTAGCCATCACCCGCATCATAGGGAGAGAGACGATACAGATCGTGATCGTCTTCCATCCTCTGGCGCAGTGATTCCGTGGCGTTGTAATGTCCTTCGACGAGGGACACAATATCTTCCGGTTTGCGTCGTCGTGCCATTTATGACCACCTTTTGACGGTTATTGTATTCCTTTTGTCAATATATCCATACCCAAAGCGATCGATCAAGCCATAAATCAGTGCTTTGACCGCGTGATTATTCTTATCTTCCGGTATATCTCCCATAATATTCCCATCGCGGTCAGTTTTCCACTGGTAGGCCCGACTTTGTCCATCGAAGGGGTTTGGCACAATCCCAAATTCGCTGAGAACGCCATGACAATGGGGTGCAATCACGAGCCGTGGAGCATGTGTCTTCGGATCGATCTTGAGCCATCCTTTCAGACGTTCTGTGCCTTCAGCGATACGGACTTTCTGGCTCGACAGATAGAGCCCGGCCTGATCAAGCCAGACCTCTGCGGGTGCCGCCATCGCCTGATGCTGGTTCCC